GTGCGCAAAATATGCAGCTCCAGTATTATGGACATGCGCGAACATACCATGATAAGCAGACGCGTCTGGTAGCTCTGCAACATTAGCATACATGTTACCAAAGAGAATCTTATTGCCACCAAGATCTAATGTCTGCGATGCAAGAAAGTCACGAATCTCTTGTTCAGTAAATCCCGCGTCATCCACAATATCAGCGATCGCCGCATCAATTAAAGCTTGTACTTCCGCTTCGGACAATCCGGCGTTCTCCAGTACATTCTGAAAATTGTCATTAATCTTCAGAATCGCTTCATTGATTTTATCCGCAAGATTAATTGTGTATATTGGATTACTCATTTACATCACCTGTTAATTTTAAGAGCAATTGTTTAATCTCATTCATGTCTTCTTTTAATCCCTTAACGTCCTCAGTAAGTGAGTTGATGTGTTCTTTTCTTTCATCACTTACTTGTTTCAGTTTTCTTGCCCTTTCAATCTCTGTTGTGTTAGTATTTAGTATGGCCCCAGTACGCTTATCTCGTACTAAATTGGTATGGCCTTCTACTTTTATATGCGACTTCATGTAAAACCTTTAGTGATGAAAGACTAGAGCATCATCTTCTGATTGCCAAGCGGGGTTTACTGATCCACCCGCATCTCTATATTCATCTGTGTATCGAATACCGATCGGTATATCCAACCAATCAAAAGTCTCACCACTGTGAGTAGCGGATAGGTTGACACTATAGTTACCTGAAGCTTCAGAAGTAATCGTGTTCACAAACTCTGTACCATAGTTCATAGTAACAGTACCCGTAGTAGACCATTCCGGACCAAATGTGTATGTTATTGGATAGTAGTGTGTGTTATGACCTTCTGGTCTTTCGATTCCGTAAGTTATGAATCTAACATCATGTTGAGTACCATTTACAGATGAATCCGTTTCAATATATATTGGTTGAACTGTTGCTTGACCTTCTTCTTCTGAGGTCATTTCTGGACTATATGGATAAAGTGCGTGGAAGTCTCGACCACTCTCCCAATATACGCCATCATGGGCGACAGCTACAACGATACCTTCGTCTGTATCAACCGTCATACGATCTCCAACAGGCAAGTCATAATTGAACGTGAGTGTTTGAATGATATCGCCAGCTGGTTCATACAAATCACCACCAAATGCCTCACTAGTAGGTGGAGACAATCTAATGTCCATCTCTACAGTACCAGTATATGGTGTGGATTCACTAACACCCGACATATCAGATTCAACTAGAATGAACCCTGTGCTACCCATTTCGCCCCTTTCAGAGACCGATAAATTAGTTGCAAAACTGTCACCGACATGATCGTAGATTGTTTTGTTTCGAAGTACCGACACACCGTCACTTGTGTGAGACATGATCGGATCATTCGGATCATTATCATTAGGTATTTCATAATCGTTGATTTTTTTCAGGGTGCTTGTAATTCCAAATCTTTCTAGATAGTCAAAGAAGTTATTAGCTGGACCGTCAGTAAATTGTTGAATAGGTCTATCCAACCACTGACTAGTATGCACTAGAGTTCGTGTTCCAACATCCGTAGCGTTTACTTGAGAATAGACTTTCAACGATCCATCAAGGTGGAACTCAAGATTGAATCTGACTCCTCTAGGCTCCCAACCAGATGTACCTGACCACTCTCTACCCACATCGCGGCTACTTGCTGATATTGTTGGAACGGTCTCAGCGAAAAGCGAACTTATGTCTCTGACCTCATTGGTCTCGCTTCCGGTGTCGGTATTAGTTTCGCCGCCGGTGTCGGTATTAGTTTCGCCGCCGGTGTCGGTATTGGTCTCGTTACCAGCATCTGTTCCAGAATTCGGAGTCGTGCTAGAAGAGGTTGTAGTAGAACTTCCATTTCCACCAACTCCAGTCACTAACGATATTGTACGCAAATCTCTAATAGTAGGAGACTTAGAAGAGTTCTTAGCGTGCATAACAACTTTAACTTGGAACGCGGTAAACTGATCTAACTCTGCAGTATACTCGTACTGACGGAAGTTTTGGGGATTATCATCTTCTGGTAGAGGTTTATCTATTTCTACCTTAATCCAATTTGTGATAAAACTTCCACTGTTATCTGTAGTTAATAGTGCGTCTTCGTCTGCAGCAACCTTAACATATACTTCGAAATCAGAGCCTGGTGGACGATTCGCTGAGAACATAACCTTCAGAGATTTAGACGAATCGTTGATAGTCACTGCACTTGATATGTGTTGTGCTGCGTATCCAAATGTGGTATAATCAGGCGTATCCGCCGTCGCGTTATAAACATCATAATCAACGACATTTTCTAGTGCAAGAACAGAAACTCTCTGTAGATCGATGACCGGAGAAACTTTAGTATCACTTGTCGTCATCTGAAGATTGAACTTCATTGTCTCATTACCACTCGCATTCTCTGAAGAAGCGACGATGCTTGGTTCACCGTTTATGTTGTAGTCATTTAAGAATACTTGACGTGCGTTCGCCAGACTACTTGGTAGACCATAACTGAACTGACCTAGACTACGACTGTCGTTAGAAGAGTTACCGCCATAAGACTTTGCCTTTGCATCGAATAGTTTTGCACTGACTCCTGTCTTGTTAGGAATGACACTTTGTATCTGCGGTATAAAACTATCATAGTATACTTGTTGTGATGCAACGACTGTATCACCACCACCGACACCTGACATAGGTGCAGACGCGGACACTTCAATTGTATATCCGTCCCAGTTCACACTCTTGATGTCAAATGTTCCGTTGAACTCTGAGGCAGCAACACCACCGATGGCATTCGCAACACCTGAGATCGCAACGTTGTCACCCCGACTGAAACCATGCCCTTCGTGATAGACCTTGACAGATGTAGAACCTGAAGTAGTCTCCAGTGGATCGGTTTTCAGTGCAACTTTTGGTAGAGGCGCATTGTCGAGAACTAACGCGCCCGATGTAGAGAAATCGGCTCTATATAGATCAAACATCAAATCTTTAGATTGATCTGGTGACCAAGTATATCCATTCTGTGACAAGAACAATGAACCAGCAGCCGCCTGTCGGGATACTTTATCTTCACGACTACCAACAACAAACTCATATGTTTCCGCAATGTATATGTTATACTCAACAGACTCACTGAGTATTGCTATAGCATACTCTTCGCCGCTTGTCAAGTAAATCGGTTCATCGAATTCTACGGTTGTTGCATTTTCCTGTACCTCTGACATAATAGTATCAGAACTGAAAGGAGTAACTGTTATGTCGGCTGGATCAACAAAAGTGTTAGACCCTGGCACAATACGATTTGTTGGCACACCGCTTTCGACTGCACGAATCTGAACCTGCAGAGGTACAGTCGCATCTTTACTTTCTAGGTAAAGATTGACCTTGGTTAAGAATAGTCCGTTAGGGTTCTCTATTTGATCTACAAAGAACGTTTGTGCGAGCGGATCACTACGACCCCCATCTCTTTCAACTACGCGTGTGGTGCGAATGGTTTGTTGTACATCGTCAATAGAACCTGTTGATGAGTAAGATGCGCGAGCAGATACTGTTGATTCGTTTTCATTATTAACGCTAACATCAAGTAATTTAAATTCTTGTTTTCCTGTACGGAACTTCAACGTATCTGTGTTAGGCAAGAAGAACGAACCAACCAGTTTTCCAGACCCATCTGTCTGTAGTGCAGATGGTCCACCTAGATCAGTTGGGTACTCAGTCGCAGATGCGTACTGGCTTCCAAACTCTTGTGGGTCGTCTGCGAATCGTTGAGTCGTCGCTTCTTGACGTACCCAAGAACTTACATCTTTGTCACCGAAGAATGCGAACATCTTAGTATTAGGCCGCAGACCCCTAGCAACAAAGTTGATTCTACGAGAACGCATGTACGGAGTAACTTCTTCTCCTGCGACCTGTGTTCCCGCATAATCAAAGACAGTGAGGCTCATTGATGCATCTGCACCCGATATGTATCCCGTCTGAGTGTATCCAAGAATACCAGCGCCGCCTCCTCCATAGTCCCACAAATCATCTCCATACTGATCTTGTATGTAACCATCACCAGTACGTTCAATCGTTTGCATCTGTGGAGTTAAGTCTCGTGTTTCGATCCACTCATCCGAAGATGGTGATAGTTCCATCGTACCCACTTGACTTACAACTGCGAACGGGTTAACGTTCACAATGTTGGTGGCTAAATCCTGCAATATATGTGAGGTGCTGGTGAATGGTAGTGTCACCAAGTCGCCATTTTTCACGACAGCGTCAACGTTGTCCGAACTATAAGATAGTCGAACAGAGTTCTGACGGAAAGATGGTTTCAATTGACCAGTTGGATCTTGAGACGCTCGATAGTTAGGATTGTTGACATCCGAATAAAGATATGAGGTGAAATTATCAGCAACAATACCCGTCTTTATTATTTCCGCCCCAGTATCTGGATCTATGATAGGCAAGTTGACGGTAGCTGACTCTAGTAAGTTGAGTGTTGTAATTTCAAGATTTTCAATACGTTTCTCTAGTTCACCGATATCTTTCATAGTGAAACGTTTGTTTGGAATATAAACACTTGATAAATCTGATCTATCAAAAGTATATGGGTTCAATCGGAACTTGTACATTGCCATTGAACCTGTAGGAATTTGTGGTTCACGTGGGCTGACCGCCGATTCTCCTTGAATGACTTGTAACTCACCAAACCCAATACCATCTCGACTGTCTATTGCGTTAGCGACAAGAATATCAATACGTGGTAGATAGTATTCAACATCATCAATTGAAATTGCAGATGCGTTCTGAGGCAGTGGTGTCTTCACCACGAACTCACGTAAATATGGCCCTAAGAAATCTCTGGTAGGTCGGAAATCAAGTACATCACGTAGACAGACAATTTGTCCCGAGACTGTCGTGTACTTCGGAATATCTTCGTATGCATCATCCACATAAGATGCTGCGCAGAAGTATCCTTCTTTATCTTCGTGTGCATAATAATCATACACTACTTGTACGTCTTTGGCAACACCATCATAAGGAATTACGTATCCAGATTTCAGATATGCAACTGACCGATCATAAAAGTTGTCTCTTTGACCACCATCAAAAGTGAACTGGTGTGTAATGTCTTCTGCATCGTCCCACGGGCCAGTTTCGGCTGATGGTCGATACTTAACCGACTTCAACTTGATACCATCAACATAGTCCAAGAAAAGTGGACGACCTTGTTGATCGGATACAGTCACACTGCCGTATTCTACCGATTCTGTAAGCGTCTTTGATCGGGGAGTGATATTAGTCTTTTCTACGTAATATGCAATAGTATATGATTGACTAGGAGTGAGACCAGTATACTTACCAGTCATATCAGGACTTATCGATAGGATCTCGCCAGCCTCTTCAGCGATTATCCACTGCGACTGTTCTACACCTGATAACGTAAGTTCACCAGCACCATCTGCTTGCGTAGTTGTTGTAACCTGCGCAGTATAGTTTGCGGTGATGCTGTCTTTTGTCGGTGTCGTTCTTGGTAGTTCAAATAGTAGGCTATTATCAGCAGCTTCGTGAATAACGCTATCAACCATAACGATCTGTGGGCTATTAGGGTCGAGTGTTGGGTCTTCTAAGATTGTCGCCTCAGAGAAACTGTGATAACCACCGCCCTGTTTAGGGTCCATGCGAATGTTAAAGATGTATAAACGAACGCCTGTCGAGTCACGCTGTACAGCACGTACGTTACAGTAACCAATGTAATCACCCGCAGATGATGTTCTTAGGCGTTGATGACCAAACGATGCAAGTCGGCCGAAACCTTGTGACCCTGAAGCGCCTTCTTCGATGTAAACATAGTTACCGAATGTCGCTGGTACAGGTTCGTTAAGTTTCTCTAGTGTATCTCGTGCCTTTGGTACAGTAATGTCCGTAGCACCGATGTCTAATCGATATCCATCTACATAAGCAATGCCTTCACTCACATCTAGGTTTAGATTGTCCGCATCCTTATCTTCAAAGATTGCAGTAAACTTTTCGACAACATAGTTACCTGACTCTTCTTTCGTTCGTTGAGCCATTAATTTATTGATTCGATTGTATGCATCAAAGTTAGACACTTCACGAGTGATTTTACCATCTACAATCCGTGCGATGAATATAAAATTGGACTCTTCTTCTGGAAACTCTACGCGACGAGCATTAAACAACTCTCGCGTAGTAGGAATTAGTTTGATCTGATATCGATGTGCGCCAGGAGCAGTGTGATCCGGAACCTGTCCTTGATTGTCATAGAGCTGTTCGTCATCACCTTCTGTAACAATTTTCTGTTCTATTCTAAATCCAAAGTCTTCATCTGGGGTATCACTGTACTTAGAAATAAAGGTGTCGCCTTTCTCTAAGTATACAAAGTGTCCCTGTATAAAAAAGTCTCCCGAAGAAAAGTGTGCTTTGGTTCCACGACCAGCAGCAGGAATAGGATCTGAACTGTCATCAATCACTTTTAAGTTGACAGATACATTATCTACACGGGTTATGATTTCTTGAGTTGATACGCGAGGCGCTTTTTCCGTATCGGTGACCGCAGAGGTATCTGTGTATTGGACATACAGAGTCTCTGGATCGGTGTTTGTGGCGGGAACGATTTCAACTATTTTAAATTCTATTGTCCCGTTGGTCAACGTCACGCCAAATAAATCAGGCGTCGTTACACTGACAGAGTCCAACCGAATATACTCGACCTTGTTGTTTACTGTCGCACCGCCCGGATTGACCATCGCACCTTCTTTAAAGATGTTCTGACCAAATCGTGCAATCTCTTCTTGAATGATTGTTTGTTGTTCAATTAATTCACGAGCTTGGAGCGCACGGCCGGAGTTGTATAGAACACGATAGTAACCATCATTCGCATCATAAAAATCGCGATATGTTTCTCGAAACGTTTTGCTTGTAAAATCTGTCATGATGTGTCCTATACGGTAATGACTATCTTAATGTCTTCTTTTTGTTCTTCGTGACGACGAATTCTTGAACGGTTCTCAATATATAGAACTTCTCCAGAAAACCGATCAATGGCATTTTCTAATGTTACGGAAACGACTACGCCATATTCTGACGCACCTTCATTGGATATTCCTTCACCTGAGTTGCCATTCTCACCAATCAGAAACGGTTCAAATCCAGTAGATAGGTTTTGATGATAGTAAATTTCATTCCCAATTGAATCGTCTACATACGCTTTTGCACCAGAAGTCGTGCCCGTAATCAAAGTGCCTTTTGTGAAGGTTGATGTCCCCACCAGTGTTATTGAAGGCAAGACTTTATCAGACGTGTTGATATAAGGAATTGGATCGCCTTCTGCATCCAAATCTAATGACAATGGATTTTTGATAAGGCCCATTTGACGAAATGTATTATCAACAATAAATGTATCATTTACCGTTCCATCTGGTTTGGTATTGATCATTACAGAACTTGTTTTCAAATCATCTACTGGATCAAATCCAAGTCCTTTTTTGCTTGTAATAACAGGCTCTACCACAGAAGGTGTAGAACCACCAATTATTTCAAATGAGGCATACGTATATCCCGAACCATAGTTTGACATTTCTACCTTAACAAGATTTCCGTTCTCATCAATTACCGCTACTGCGGTTGCTCCATTACCATCACCATGAATATTAACTGTTGGGGGACTAGATTGGGAATATCCAGTCCCGGCTGTTACAAGTCTGGTACGAATAATTTCGCCTGGGATAGCAGTATCTCGTACGGTAATCTGTAGATCTTCGATAGAGTCTCCCGAAGGCAAATCTATCTCAGCTTTCTGCACAGGAATATGATTAGATGATAGGAATTGAAAAATGCGTTCCGGCGTTAGGGTGTATAAAAACTTCCATACATAACCGTCAGAAGTTATAAATGGTTTCCACCACTCACGCACATTATACATCGGTGCATTGGGGTCTGTCTCTGGACTCATTGGAGCATGTAGTCCCCAGTTTGGTTCAACTGTAGATACTGCATCAGCTGGAGATATACATACATAAACTTCTTTTGCGTCATTTAAAACGTAGAATGGTGTCCAATTCTCATCAATATCAGACTTAACTGAATCGTCCCATCCAGCATAGGTGGAACCAGAAGACCAGTTCACGCGTCTAGCAACCATAGTAGATCCTTCGACCTTCTTGATCGACTGTAGGTTGTTTCTGAACTCGCGTTCTTCCCGTAAACAATCAACTGGATCAATCACAGAGTCGGCTTGATTAAAGGTATCACATTTACCGATACCGATATAGTACTCATCGGAAGAATTTTGTATGTTTGATAGAAGATCTCGCGCCAGAGTTCTACTCATTGTTTGTCTTACTATAGCTGGCATTTCATTTTCCCAAATAGAAATAATTATTCTTTATTTATAATGGTTTTAAGAGTCTCTTAGAAAATTATTTAACCACACTTCTTTTTGGTGGTGAGACATCAAAAGGTCTTTATAGATTACTGGAAGTTCGTAGGGACTACTTCTATAATGATTGACATGACGCAAGGCCTCTTCTCGCAAAGGAGTTAGGTACTCATTGTAGTCATGAACTTTTTGTGCGCTACCTTCTGTTGTTCTATCAATACAATAGAAATCGCTTGACATCGATAAGAAATAACAAAGGTTTCCCTTTTGGTGTTCTGCCAAAAGTTTATATGTGTATGCATGATCTTCGCCATTACCTATATCTACATTGAATCTATGTTCAGCCGACTTTCTACTTTGAAGAATAATAAAGTCTATTGAGACTGGACTTTCTTCTGTGAACAGATGACTGACTTGAGGACCCATACTAGGTTTGGGAGCGCACATAGAAGTTCCCCATACACTCGCATGATATTTTTCATTTACCCACCAATAGTGGCCCGACTCTAAGGCATAGTCACATATACAATCACATGGCACCACGCCTAGGACATCTATGCAAGGGAAGTGTTTGATGTGGTTATACAAAGACTGTAAATAAGACGGATATAAAAAATCGTCTCCGTCCATTTGTGATACGTAATCTGCATCACTCTCTAAGAATACTTCTAGACACGCGTTCTTTCCCATTCCTGGCTTGCCATTACTTTCGGTGTTTACAACGCGAAATGGTAGGTTGAGTGCGCATACATCTTCGTAGTATCCTTCATGAATACTATTAACTACTACAACGACTTCCCACTCTATAGGAGATATTTTCACAACACCTTGTGCGGATTTTACTAATCGTACTAGTTTAGGAATATCATTAGATGTCAATAGGGTTGTCAATAATTTCATAATTACTCCGCATGAAAAAAGAAGGTCTGGAACAGTCGGCCGTTGTGTTTATCGGTTCCAAATCCAGGCAATACACTACGATGGTAATACATAGAATCGTAAATGACTATCCTATTATAAACATTCTTTGCTTCTGCGACGATCTCCCAATCGGATTCTAAAAACTCAAACTCATTGAAGTCGACCGCAGCGTCTGGGCTATGTCGCATGATGCCAGTAGGACCATGTCGATATATCGCAGTGCCGGAGTCTAGAGGAGCGTCGGGTGTTAAGTATATGACCGCAGCGTGTGACATCTCATCATGGTGAACCCAAGTCCGAGAATCTTCTGTGGTATACTGAAAGGAAGTGTTATAACTATCAGTAGGAAACTGAGTTATCTTTTTTCCTATGATTGATTGAAAGTTTTCAATTAGGTGATCGTGATAACCACCATCGTTGGAACACGGTTGTGTTCTCCAGCCGGGATAGTTTCCGGAAACATTAAACTCTTGACTAAGAGCGTATTCTCTAACAGCATCTGGGTTAGAGTAAAAGTCTTCAATTATAGTAAACATTATATACCTGTAGTTGGAACCCCCTCTTGCGAGGGGGAATAAATTAGTTTATCTTACCAATCTTCACCCTCAATGCGTTGGAGTTGTCAAAAATGTCTATAGACGTTGACGAAAACTCAATTCGTTCATTGGGTGGTGTCCCTGTATTTAGGAGACCACTCATATCAATAAATCCTTGGTTGTTCGTCAACTCTGTGAAGTCAGCGGTTGATGTTCCTGTTATATTCTGAGTAGATCTATACACTCGACCCGAATTAATATGCCACCAAACGTCGCCAACAAAAATCTTATCTACTGTACGGAATTGTTTAATTCCTGCAGAAGCGGTTGCGTTTACATTTGATGGAAACGTAGTAGACGTGTTGAACAACACTGCGTTACCGAATCCACCAACTGGGCCCTGTTGACCAGTTATACCCGCAACACCCGTAACGCCCTGTGGTCCATCTGCTCCAGTGGCGCCTTGTTTTCCGGTAGCGCCTTGTTGTCCAGTAGCGCCGGTAGCACCGTCTGGTCCAGTAACACCGTCTGGTCCAGTAACACCTTGTTTTCCTTGAGGGCCTTGTTTTCCGGTAGCGCCTTGTTTTCCGGTAGCGCCGGTAGCACCGTCTGGTCCAGTGATACCCTGTTTTCCAGTGGGGCCCTGTGGTCCATCTGCTCCAGTACCGCCTTGTTTTCCAGTGGGGCCCTGTGGCCCATCTGCTCCGGTGGCACCCTGTTTTCCAGTGGGGCCTTGTTGTCCAGTAGCGCCGGTAGCACCGTCT